TAAACTCACTAATTACAAACTCTATCTAACACTTTTCATGTCTAAGTCTGATCTCTTCCTTGCTCTTGAATCTGCACAGAATGGCAATGATATTCTTATCATCCTTGAAGCAATTGAGGCTCTCTATTGATACGATTACCTACGGCAATCTTCTCCCTTCGGGTTAGATAAGACAAACAACTGAATAACACATAGAGAGGGTCATTCCTCTCTTTTTTGTGACGAATCTCCATAGAGATTCTTCTCCCTTTGGTATCAATTAATACCATTATTCGTTAAAAAACGTTTTTAAATGGTATTATAAATATAACTTGCTATTTTATAGTGTTATTCACATGTCTGTGGAAAAGGTATCATTTATCTGTGGAGAAAGGTATATTTCTGTGGATAAGTGTGTGATTATGTGTTAATTAGTGATCAATTAAATGTCTCATAGTCCCTTCATTTGTGATCAATTAAATGTCTCATAGTGCAGTGATCTAAGCGAGCACTCTATCACGACCGCGCAGAAATGTCAAGGGGGCGCTCATAAGTTTTTCCAGGGATTGACAACACAAAAATATCAGTGTTTCTTATAAATACTCTCTGGAAGATTGACAATATCACTCAGGCATTCTATACTAGTAAAGTCATCACCACCGGGACAAACTCATGTCAGTCGCTATCAGTCAGGCACAGAAGCAACGTTATAGAATCACCCTGGATTTAGAGGTGATGGAAGACTTCAACCCGCATAATATTGATTGGGAAACTCTCTTTGAAATGGAGGGAAATGAGCAGGTAATTGACAGCTACGTAGAGGACCTGAGTAATCCTGTCCGGTGGTAGATTAGCAGTCCTATGTGATGTCGTAGACAGAACGTTAGTGATACTTTGTGGCACGGGGGTTGACATCAGCTAGTCTCCGTGTTATGATGGAGGAAAGTATCAGTGAATAGGCAGTGTTTATCGGCGGCGTTGTTATCGTTGCGGGCGGCGTTGCGTATATAAAAACGACCTACTACCCTAACCTACAGAGGTGACAGATCGCGAGAGATATATAATGCAACTTACAAATACATAAAGGAAAAAAAAATTCCGGGCAAAAAAAATTTATGGAAAAGGTTTATCACATCTATGCAAAAGAAGAGTGTTTATATAACAATTTAAGTGAAGTACAATTTAATAAGACATGGAGCACCCTCAATGGGATGGTTGGTTTATTACATACCGACTATACCATTGAGGATTTATCATATGAAGAATTAGTAAAAACCTCTATGGGGGGACACGAACATTCTTATTAGAGATTGACATACCATACATATACTGATATAATTGAACTGACGTAATTTCAAAGACATGGCAAAAGGATTTACTGTAAAGGCCAATGCGCCCACCAAGAAGAAAGAAGAGTGGGACATTGCAGCAATCAAAGAGAGAATGAAAGGTAAGACAATTGTATTTTGTTTACCAGGACGTGGATGTTCGTTCACATTTCTGAAGAACTTTGTACAACTGTGCTTTGATATGGTACAGAATGGTATGAGTATTCAGATCAGTCAAGACTACTCATCAATGGTTAACTTTGCAAGATGCAAATGTTTAGGAGCAAATGTATTACGCGGACCGAACCAAATTCCATGGGATGGTAAGTTAGAATATGATTATCAGTTATGGATTGATAGTGATATTGTATTTGACACTAACAAGTTCTGGCAGTTGTGTGACTTAAGTGTTCCTGCAGAGGGTGAAGAGCGTGGCATTACTGCAGGTTGGTATGCAACTGAAGATGGTGTCACAACATCAGTCGCACATTGGTTAGAAGAAGAAGAGTTCCGTACAAATGGTGGAGTGATGAATCACGAAACTGTCGATTCTATCCAGAAGCGTCGGAAGCCCTTTACTGTTGATTATACAGGATTTGGATGGGTCTTAATCAAGAAGGGAGTATTTGAAGAAATGGAATACCCATGGTTTGCACCTAAGATGCAAGTCTTTGAGAGTGGGAGTGTACAAGACATGTGTGGTGAAGATGTCTCATTCTGCTTAGATGCCAAAGAGATGGGTTATGATATTTGGTGTGATCCACGTATTCGTGTGGGTCATGAAAAGATGCGTGTTATTTAAGAGGTATTAAGTTATGGCAGCAAGAACTAAATCATTATCAGGAACAGAGTTTGTGGAGTCGCATCCGAAAAAAACTCGTCAAGGAATGGGTAAGCACACTAAGTATACCGCGTCGTCTCGTAATAACAAGAAGAAGCGTTATCGCGGACAAGGTAAATAGTGTAGTTATATGAATACATCATGGCAGCACTTATATGCAATCTTCCTTCAGTGGAGGTATGGGTTCGTAAAGAGTATCTAACTGATCATCAAAGTGGCCATGGTGAATTTGTAAAAGGCGTTTGGGTATCGTGTAAATCGATACCTGGGCGCACTTTTTATTTTGAGACGTATTTGCCCGAATATGCCGCAATGTATGACAAACTACCTATTAGTGCGTTTCTCTCGTCTCCGGCGCTTCCAGACCCCGATATGGACCTTCCTAACCTGCAGTTCTGGAACTGTATGGACTATGGTGTTGTATCAATAACGAAGCAATTTATTGGTTCAATGGACTATGAATTATATACAAGAGACTTTGGTATTCAGAAAGGTACATATATTTGTACAATAGACAACTATCATCAAGATCCTGAGGTAGTAGATTATGCAACAAGTGAAAATCCAGCTGAACATAAGTCACATAATCTAATTCAACTTGAAAATGGTCAGTATGCACTATATCCAAACAATAGAATGCGTATTTTTGACAATAGTTTAACACCTGTTGAACCTAAGATGCCCGATTTCAAGGTTTCGACTCAATATTATCAAGTTGAGAATGGATTTGAGCGTCTTGGAATGGGACGTGAGGATGAATATTTCTGGAAAACCGCAAAAGAGCGTGAATCTAGTGAATTAAATAGTGATATAGACGAAAAAACTACTAATTTTTAAAAATGACAGATTTTTTAGACAATTTAGCTAATGATCAGCATCAAAAGATGCTTCGTGAAATTGCAAATGATGTAAAAACACCTAAAAAACGCGATTCTCTTGAAGAAACCGACCTTTTTATAGTTGATGAGGTAGTTTCTCAGACTGAACCGATGACACTTAATGAATTTTGATATTATACCTTAATAAATAAGTTATAATCGCAGGATTCTTGTGCCTTTAGAACGGGTAAGTCAGGGTTTTAAGGATATTAGTATGACTTTTCAGATTAATCCTCTGACAAGTGATTTAATTGCACTTAAAAACGAAAATGCAATTGCTCGTTCCATAAGAAATATTGTATTTACAATACCTGGCGAGAAATTTTTTGATGAATCTTTTGGATCTGACATCAATAAATCACTTTTTGATAACATTGATGAAATATCAGCAATTTTAATTAAAGATCAGATTACAGAATCTATTCAAAACTTTGAACCAAGAGTCAAATTAACTGAGGTTGTTACTTCTCCCGACTTTGATAATAATAGTTTCAATGCAACTTTAACATATGAGGTTATTGGGGCTGATATTCCACCACAAGAATTACAATTTGTTTTGCAACAAACTAGGTAAAAAATGCCATTAGCTAACTTCACAAACCTAGACTTTGGTCAGGTTAAAACAACACTTAGAGAATATCTAAAAGAAAACTCTAATTTTACTGATTATGATTTCGAGGGTTCAAACCTGTCATCAATTCTCGATGTATTGGCATACAATACCTATATTACTTCATACAATGCGAACATGGTCGCTAATGAAGTGTTTATTGATAGTGCAACATTAAGAGAGAATGTTGTATCATTAGCAAGAAACATTGGATATCTTCCCAAATCAAGAAAGGCTGCAAGAGGAACAATTAGTTTCTTTATTGATACTACAAATATAACACCTGTTCCTAGTACAATTACACTTAAAGCAGGTATTGTATCTACAACACAGGGTTCATTCGGAAAACAATCATATACTTTTTGCATATTATCAGATATTACAGTTCCAGTTACAGATGGAATTGCATCGTTTGATGATATATCAGTATATGAAGGAAGTTTCTTGACCACAAACTTTACATATAGTGCAAGAACTCCAAATCAAAAATTTATTTTAGAAAATCCAGGAATTGATACTGATTTAATTTCTATTAATGTTCGACCAAATGAGCAATCGACTCGTAGTGTGAAGTATAGTCGTCAAGATAGTCTTTTTGATATTAAATCAGATTCGAAGGTATATTACTTACAAGAAGTAGAAGACGAAAGATATCAAATATTTTTTGGTGATGGAATCTTTGGCAATAAACTGCAAGATAATAATTTTATTACCGTCAACTATATTACGTCAAATGGAGACGCTGCAAATGGAGTGCAGCAGTTTACTTTTGCAGGTAGATTAGTATATACAAGGAATTCTCAAGAATATACAGTAACTTCTGGAATTTCACTACTTACAACTGGATTATCATCGTCTGGTGGAGAATCTATTGAGGGTGTTGAGTCAATTAAGAAATTTGCACCAAGAATTTATGCCTCTCAGAACAGGGCATTGACTGCAAATGATTATGAAACTCTCATTCCTGCAAAAATTTATCCAGAAACTGAATCAATTTCCGTTTTTGGTGGTGAAGAGTTAGTTCCACCACAATATGGTAAAGTTTTCATTAGTATCAAACCAAGATTTGGCGATTTTATACCAAATTTGATAAAAGATAATATCAAAAACAAATTAAAAAAGTATGCAGTTGCAGGAATTGTTCCAGAAATTTTAGATCTTAAATATTTGTATCTAGAAGTTAATTCAAAAATTTATTACAATACAAATCTTGCACCATCTGCAACTTTTGTTTCTTCAATTGTCCAAAATAATACTACAAAGTATTCAGAGTCAACTGAGTTGAACAAGTATGGCGCAAGATTTAAATATAGTAAGTTTTTAAAAACAATTGATGATAGTCATGAATCGGTAACTTCCAATATTACAAACGTAATTATGAGAAGGGATTTGAGAGTTGTATTAAACACTTTTGCAGAATATCAAATTTCTTTTGGAAATGCATTTCATATTAATAGTATGAGTGGATACAATATAAAAACAACTGCATTTATAATCGCGGGTATTCAATCACAAGTGTACTTATCTGATATTCCAGATACTAATAAGATAACAGGATCTCTTTTCCTTTTTACTTTACCAAATATTGGATCACAATCACCAACTATTGTTAAAAGAAATGTTGGTAGGATTAATTATGTAAATGGATCTATTACATTAAATCCTATGAATATTTTAGGAGGAAAACTGAAAGATAGTCAACCAATTATTGAAATTGGAGTGACTCCAACTTCAAATGATGTTATTGGATTACAGGATCTTTATTTGCAACTAGATATAAGTAGCAGCAATTTTGAAACTGTTGTTGATGATATAGCATCTGGTCTAGACCCATCTGCTTCAAGTTATATTGTATCATCTAGTTATTCAAATGGCAATTTAGTTCGTTCAGGTGGACCAGAAACAATTTCTATAACTGGAAATGCAACAGGAGGATCCTCAGCCTCAACTTCTAATGTAATTACTCAACAATCAACACCAGCAACAATAACATCCAATGCTGGATCATCCTCATCCGGTTCAATTTCATACTAAGAAGATAAACTCATAAAATGTCAGAAACTAGAGTTCAGTTTAATACTATCGTATCTAATCAACTTCCCAACTATGTGAAGGATGATTTTCCACTTATATCAGAATTTTTAAAACAGTATTATCTTGGACAGGAGTATCAAGGTGGTCCTATTGATCTTATTCAAAATATTGACAAATATGTAAAGGTAGATGAAACTACAAATTTAAGTGAATCTGTATTATTGAGTGGAGATTTAGATTTTGATGCAACAACCATCAATGTTGATACTTCATCAACAACTGGAACTAATGGGTTTCCAGATTCTTATGGACTTTTGCAAATTGATAATGAGATAATAACTTATACTGGAAAAACTAATTTTTCTTTTACCGGATGCATTAGGGGATTTGTTGGCATTACTTCGTACAGAAGTGAATTGAATAATGAGGAAGTTGTATTTACAGAAACGGAATCTGATGATCATGTGGATCAATCTATCATCAGAAATCTAAGTTGTCTCTTTTTAAAAGAATTTTTATTAAAAACAAAACATCAATTTTTACCAGGATTTGAATCTAGATCTTTAACTCCAGAATTAAATCAAAATATTTTTCTAAAACAATCAAAAGATTTTTACTTAAGTAAAGGAACAGATATTTCTTTTGAAATATTATTTAAAGCTTTATATAATGAAGATGTAAAAATTGTAAAACCTAGTGATTTCTTAATTTCGCCATCAAATTCACAATATAGAATTACCAATGATCTGATAGTAGAACCTATTGATGGAGATCCAATAAATTTACAAAATTCTACTTTATTTCAAAATAAGTATAAATTTGGAAGTAATATAGAGAATGCATATGCTCCAATTACAGATGTTGAAAAAATATCTGTTGGATATGGAAAGACATTTTATAAAATTAGTTTTGATGGTGGATATAACAGAGATATTAATGTAGATGGTTCCCTATATGGAGATTTTAAAGTAGAACCATCTACTAGAGTCATTGGACAAGTTTCTTCTGGATCAACTTCATTAGATGTTGATTCGACTGTTGGATTCGGATCTACAGGGGAATTGTATGTAAATTATTCAGATAATAGTGTTGGCGTAGTATCATATACATCAAAATCATTAACTCAATTTTTTGATGTTACAAATTTAACTGGAACTATATTGAATGCATCTACAGTTGGTGTTAATACATTTGCGTATGGAAGATCATTATTAAACCAAGATGAAATAATTTCAGTAAGAATTAATTCGGTTTTAAAAAATGTAGAATTGCCAACAAATACATCAGATTTACTAAAGGGTGGAACTGTCAATATTTCTACGCTTGGAATTGCAGAAAATAATAAAAATACAAATAAGTGGTTCTATAACATAGCACCTCTTTATGAAATAAAGAAATTAGAATTGCGAGATTCTTCTACTAACACATATAGAGTAATATTGAATGTTATTCCAAATCTTAGACCTGGAGATATTGCTGAATTTATTTTAAATGATGGTACTAGAAAACAGACTAATATATCTGATGTTATATCCGAAAAAACACTTCTAGTAACAGGTCAAGGAGTTTTAGATTTAGATTTAACTTACAAAATCCAAAGAAATATAAGTAAAGGATCTTCAAATACATTTTCAGAAATTTCTTTATATTCTACCGATATCGATAATGTTTATAAGAATAATACTAACGATTATTTGGTAGCATCACCATCCATTCCCAACTATAACTCACAACCATTAAATGTATCATCTAGAAAAGTTACATTTTCTGGAACTTTTAATGGAAGTGAATTTGAAATTTCAGCAGGAAAGGAACATGGATTTTATACAGGAGATTCTGTATATTATTCCGCACAAATTGTTGATGAAAATTATATTAATGATTCTGGAAATCCGGCAACTAGAAAAGTTCGTGGCATTGGACTTTTTGATGATGGACTATACTTTATCAAAAGAGTAAGTGGATCTAAAGTAAAATTTGCAAAAAGTAGATCTGATATCTTCAATTCAAACTTTGAAACTCTTAGTGAAGAAATTACCGTAAAAAATAGTTTAATTGAACCATATAAGTTTAATGGCAAAACATTAAATTCTCAAAAATTATTGAGAAAAATATCGACTCCAATTAATACTGGGGTTGTTAGCAAAACAGAACCTGGATTTACAGGTATTCTTGTAAATGGAGTTGAAATATTAAATTATAAGTCAAATGATGTGGTCAAATATGGTAAAATTGAAAATATTGAAGTTCTTTCTAAAGGATCGAATATTGATGTAATAAATGTGCCAAATTTGATTATCAAAGATTCAGTTGGGACTGGAGCTACTGGTTATGTTGCTGTATCTGGTTCTGTAAAGGAATTTAGAATTATTGATCCTGGATTTGACTATCAAGAAACTCCTGTATTAAAAATTTCTGGAGGAAATGGATCAGGTGCTTTTGGTAGAGTAAATATGAAATCTATCACACATGATGCAGAATTTTTTGCAGATATTGCATCCAAAAATGTAATTGTTGGCACTGCGGCAACTCAATCTAGAATTGGATTTTCAACTTATCATAAATTTAAGAATGCCGAACAAGTAATTTATAAAACATCAGATCAAAGTGGAATTGTAGGAATAGTAACTAATTCTGCATATTTTGTTTCTACAATTGATAACACTACTATCAAATTACATAATACTGAAGGTGATGCTATAAGCGGAATCAATACTGTATATCTGACATCGCATGGTATTGGAAAACACTCTTTACAATCAGTTAATACTAAATTAGTAGTTGATTTTATCAATGTTGTCGATGGTGGAACTGGATATGAAAATAAAAAAAGAACCGCATCTGTATCAGGCATTAATACAGTCTCAAATTCAATTCAAATTATAAATCATGATTATAAGTCGGGAGAAAAAGTAAAATATACTCACGAAGGAACTATTGCTTCGGGACTTTCAACAAATACAGAATATTATATAACTAAAATTGATAACAATTCTTTCAATCTTTCTGAAATTGGTCCAGCATCGGATATAGAATTTTATTACAGAACAAATCAGTATGTTAACATAACTTCTGTTGGAGTTGGAACTCATATATTCAATTACCCAGAAATTTCAGCAACTCTTATTGGAAAAGTTGGAATATCCACAATAGGGTCAGAAACTTTTGAGTGTTCTATTCAACCTATTGTTAGGGGAGAAATAACTTCAGTCCATTTGGAAAATAATGGTGTTGGATATGGTTCTTCAGAAATTATCAATCTTGATCAGCAACCACAAATATTTTTAGATAATGGAAATAATGCTCAAGTTCAACCAGTCATATCCAATGGAAAAATAGTTCAAGTTATTGTTTTGAATTCTGGAAGCAGATATTTCTCAACACCAGATTTAGTTATTAATGGAACAGGAATTGGTGCTGTGCTTACACCAATAATAGAAAATGGTTCTTTAACTGCCGTCAATGTCATTGAAAGTGGGATTGGATATTCTACAGATAAGACTAGTATAGATGTAATTAATGCCGGTTCTACAAATGTTTTACCCGAATTTAAATCCAATTTAAAAACATGGAGAGTTAATCTTTATAGCAAGTATTTTTCATATTTTACTAAAGATGATGGAATTGTAGTTGATAGTAAATTTGGGTTGCAGTATTCTCACATATATGCACCAAGATTATTGAGAGAGACAGTTAATCCTGTAAGTCAAGATGGAGACACTCTTTATGGTGAATTTGATTTACGAAAAGTTAATAGTATAGAAGAACAATCAACAAAGCATTCTCCAATTCTTGGTTTTGCTTATGATGGAAATCCAATATATGGTCCATATGCATATAATAAAAAATCTGGAGGAACAATATCCCAGATGAAATCTGGATATTCTCTTGATATCAAATCAGATAGGCCACTTACATCAATATTCCCTGAAGGATTTTTTATAGAAGATTATACTTATAATGAAGTTTCTGATGAAACAGTTCTTGATGAAAACAATGGAAGATTTTGCATAACTCCAGATTATCCAGAAGGAACTTATGCATATTTTACAACAATTAATGATAAATTCTCCTCTACCTCTGGTATTTTTGAAAAATATAGAGAACCAGTATTCCCATATGTTATAGGTGAAAATTACAAATCAATTCCAAACAAATTCAATTTTCAGTTGGGATCAAATCAAGATAATTATGATTTAGTAGAAAATGGATGGAGAAGAAACACTCAACCACTTAATTTGATTGAAGGTGAATCAGAGTATCCATATTTGTATATTCCAAATAAGTTTGATCAAACCGCAATTGTTTCATCTACAACTCCGGGAACAATTGCAAGTGTTGGCATTGTAACTGGAGGTAATGAATATAGAATAAATGATGAATTAGTTTTTGATAATAGCGGAACTCAAGGACATGGAGCATTTGCAAAAGTTAGTAGACTAAAAGGTAGATCTGTAACTAATATTAGCGTTGCTTCTAGTATAATCGAAAATGTTGAAATTTATCCTGGAAATGTCAGAGGAGAATATTTAATATTTGCAAATAATCCTCACAATTTAAATAATTTAGATATAGTCTCAATTTCAGGATTATCTACAACTTCATCTAAAATTGAGGGTTCTTACATTGCAGGAATTTCTACAAATAAGTTGGCAATTGCAGGAGTTGGAAGCATTGGGGTATCTATAGGAACTGATGGAATTACTGGCATTGTAACATACTTTAAAGTTAGTGGAAATTTATCATATCCAAATATTAGAGAAAATGATATTTTAAGTGTCGGAACAGAAAAAATTAAAGTATTGAATGTGGATACCCTATCCTCTAGAATTAGAGTTTTAAGGGCAGTGGAAGGCACTACAGGCACCTCTCACACGATAGGTAAGTACATCTATGAAGACCCAAGAAAACTTAAAATTAATGCCGGTTTTAGGACTGATTACAATTCTACTTTAAATAGACAAATTTATTTTGATCCATCAAATTCTGTTGGATTGGGAACAACTTCTGGTGTTGGTATTGTAACAACAATTGTATTTTCAAATCCAGGATCTGGTGCAACTCAAGTAGTTATTCCATCAAAAACTATCTTTATAAAAAATCATAATTTGAATACTGGAGACCAATTAACTTATTCTCCAGGAACAGGTGGAAATGGTATTATTGTTCAAGATGAAAATAATGTTGGATTAGGAACAGCATTAACTAATGGACAAACTTTATTTGTTGCAAAAATAACTGAAGATTTGATTGGAATTGCAACTGTAAGAGTTGGACTTGGAACTACTGGAAGTTTTGTTGGAGGAGTAAATGCAGATTCATCCACATTATTCTTTAGAACAGTAGGTACTGGAGACACTCATAGCTTCTCAACAAATTATAATGTTATTACTGGAAAAGTTCAGAGAAATTTAGTCACAGTTTCTACTGCAGAAACTCATGGACTTAGTTCCCCACATAATATTTTTGTAACAGTTAATCCACAAAATACAAAAACATTAACCGTAAAGTATGATGACTATAACTCTAGACTTATCATCAATCCAGTTGGGTTTGCAACTGCAGAAGTAAGCACATCTACTAATAGCATTACAATAGCATCTCATGGTTTTAATAATGGTGATAAAGTAATTCATACTTCAAATTCTTCTTCTCTGGGATTAGAGAATGAAAAAATGTATTATATTGTCAAAGTTGATGACAATATAATACAATTATCAAATACTTATTTTAATTCAATTCAAGAAAAACCTGAAATTGTTGGAATTACAAGTGCTTCCAATGGAACGATCAATCCGATCAATCCATTAGTCAATTTGTATAAAAATTCTACAATCGAATTTGACTTATCCGACGAATCACTCTCATATACAACTCAAGGAACGAAGTATTCCGCATTTAAGTTTGATTTGTACACAGATAAAAACTTTACTAAAATTTGGAATAAGTCTGATGAAAGTACAAGTTTTGAATATGTGAAAGAAGGATCTATCGGAACTGCTGGAGCAAAAGCAACTTTAACAGTCAATAATGACATACCCAAAATTTTGTATTACAAACTGCATCCTTTATCTGAGAGCAATATCCCAGAAGTTAAGGAAAGAGTTTTTGCGGATAATGAAGTTATTTCCGGAAATCAATTAAACGTAATTGAAAGTGGTTATAATGGAAAACATGTTATAAATGCGGGCACAACTACATCGTTTACTTATAGTCTTAAGAATGTTCCGGAAGAATCTTCATATGGCGAAACATCTTTAATTTCTTATGAAACAGATTGTACTCATACATATGGACAAATTTCAAAAGTATCAATTACAAACTCAGGTTCAAATTATTATTCATTACCTGGAATAACCACAGTAATATCAGATTCTGGTAATGGTGCCATTTTTGAGACTTTTGGAAAGGGAATTGGATCCATGAAGTCATTAGTGATGAAGGATATTGGATTTAAATATCCTTCTGATAAAACACTAAATCCAAAAACTGTTTTACCTCAAGTTATAAAAATAGAATCTTTAGCATCCATAGAATCTATTGGTATTACATCATTTGGTCGTGGTTTCTCTATTCCACCAAAGTTGGTAGTTCTTGATGGTAGAACTGATAAAATTGTTTCTGACATTGATTTAAAGGTAATAGTAGGAAAATCTAATGTAGAAATTCTTAAAAATACAAATGGAATGAACAATGTAAGTCCAACTATCATTCCCACAGAAAGTGGAGCTGGAGTTGGAATTGATACAATAACATATCATTCACCATCAGGTATAGCAACGGCAACTTTATCTGTTGGATTTAGCACTATAAATTCATTCCCATTCTCTGTAGGGGATAAAGTTTTAGTAGAGAATGTAAGTGTAGGAGTTGGATCTACAGGAAAAGGATTTAATTCTTCTGAATATAATTATAAGTTATATACTCTTACCGGAACAACTGAAAACCTTGGAGGTATTGGTGATGTTACATTTGACATGTCAGAGTTTATTGATGACGGAGAAATTCCAGGAGTATTTGATGCAGTAAATTCTTCTGGAAGAATTTTAGCTAAAAAACATTTCCCAATTTTTGAAACTAAATTAACTACAAATAACTTCAGTGTTGGAGAAAATGTAACTTCAAATTCTGCAACTGGAATTGTAGATAGTTGGGATTCAAAAGTTGTTACTCTTAGAGTTTCATCTGTCGAAAACTTCAATGTTGGAGAAATTATAACCGGCAAAACTTCTAAAACGCAAGGAATTGCATCTTCCATAAAATCTTTTGATACGTATTCAAATTTAGATTCTTATTCAAAATCAATTAAAGGATGGCAAAAAGATTATGGATTCTTAAATAAAGATCTGCAAAAGATTCAGGATAGTTTTTATTATCAAAATTTCTCATACTCATTAAAATCAAAAGTTTCATATAATACTTGGGAAGATTCAGTTGCTAGTCTCAATCATACTTTAGGATTTAAAAAATTCTCCGATTATCAATTAGAGACAACTAATACTATTAATATGTCAGTTGGACTTACAACTGAAACGACTAATCTAAGTGTAGTCAATAATTTAGATGGATTTGCAAGTCTAAATTGTGTTTATGATTTTGACTTAGTTAGAGAAAATAACCTAAACCAAAATTCTAAATTTATATCCAATGAAATTACTTTTTCAAATAGAATTTTAACAGACTTCTTTGAATCAGTTGGGAATAGAGTTTTATCCATTGATGATATAAGCAATCAATTTAATAGCAATCCAAGGCCAATAGACTTTAGTGTTGTTGATACATTCCCAATTTCATCTAAGAGATTTCAAAAATATATCACTTATATTAGAGATAAGAGATTTGTTGCTCAAAGACAACTGATGCTTGTCGATCTTCTTCACGATGATTCGAGAGGATATGTCAATCAATATGGTAGAGTTGAAACTGAATATGATCAAGGATCATTTGATTTCTCGGTAAATGGATCAGATGGAAGATTAGAATTCCATCCAATCAGATCAACAATAAATGATTATGATATTTCTACATTATCATATGTTTTAGATGATGCTGTTCTTGGTACAGGAAGTACCAGTCTTGGTGGTGTAGTGTTAATTGATACAGACAGTATTGAAATTCCATCAAATACAACAAAAACTATTGTATCAATCGGAGATACTTACACTAGTGCAAAAGTTCTTGTCAATATAAATCCGGACATATCTCAGAATAGTGAATTTGAGGCTATTGAGCTCAATATAACACATGATTCTAATAATGTAGAAATACTTGAATATGGAAGATTATCAACAAGTATTGGAGAATATTCAATAACTGGTTTGGGAACATATCATGCGTATATTGATGGATCAAATCTAAAAGTTGATTTCATTCCAACATCTGTAGGAATTGCAACTACTGGTGCCATTAACACAGTCGTTGTTGGACTTTCTAGTGATACATTTACTGGAATTGGAACAATTAATCTTAGAAGATCAAAACTTGAAGGAAAAACTACAAGCATTTCCTCATCAGGATCTCCCGGAATTACTACTATTTGTGAATATGACAATAATTTTGATGGAGCATATTTTATAGTTCAGGTTACAGATACAACTAATTCATCTACTCAAATGTCTGAAATAGTTGTTGTTGATGATTATGTTGATTTAACTCAAGGTCGTGAAACCTATATGACTGAGTATGCAAATATTGAAACTTCTTCTGGACTTGGAACATTTGGATCAAGAGTTTCCGCAGCAGGAACTGTCTCATTAATATTCACTCCAAATGCTAGCATTGATACTGTTGTTAATGTTTATATGAATGCATTAACTGTTAATGAAAACATTACATTGCCAACTCAAATACCATTTACTAATGGTTCTATTGATGATTCTATTGGAGAATATTTTGGAACAGAATCTGATATTAAGAGAGAGTTTATGCTTACGCATCAAACTGAACCAATTTTTGAAAGATATTTCTTAGGTAACAACACTGATACAATCAATGTTGATACTAATACAATTAAAATCCCAAATCACTTCTTTGTAAGTGGAGAAAAACTGAGATACAATCATGTCGGTACTGCTTCTTCTGCAATTGGAATCGCTACAGCAAGTTTTGTTGGTGCTGCAAACACAACTTTCCTGCCGGATGAAAATCTATATGCAGTAAAAATTGACGACAATATAATCAAAATTGCAACAAGTCCAGAAAATGCTCTCAATCCTATTCCAGTTGTAGTTGATCTTGAAAGTGTTGGCATTGGAACTTCTCATAGATTTATTGCAGTAAATCAAAATGCAAAATGTATTGTTGCTCTTGATAACATTATACAATCACCAATTGTATCTACAGCAGTAACAACTACTCTTGCAAATCAAGTTAGAGTTGTTGATAATGTGATTGAATTTAGTGGAATAACATCTTTCTTTGGATCTGATATTATTCAAATTGGTAATGAAATAATGAAGATAGAGGGTGTTGGCATAGGAAGTACGAATAGAATTAGAGTTCGTAGGCCTTGGTTGGGAACTGTTTTATCTGGTTATGGTACTGGAACACTTGTAACTAAAATTACAGGAAATTACAATATAGTTGATAATCACTTAAATTTTGTAGAAGCTCCTTTTGGAAATGTTCCAATTGGATCCACAACAAATCCACCTGATGAAAGAGACTGGTCTGGAATATCAACTAGTTCTAGTTTCCAGGGTAGAAGTTTTATGAGATCTGGAGTTCAAAATACTTCTGATGAGTCTTATCATAAAAATTATATTTTTGATGATGTGTCAAACCAGTTTAATGGAATTTCAAACGAATTTACACTAAATCAAGGTGGCAACAATATAACCGGAATTTCCACAGAAAATGCAATTATTTTAGTCAATGATATTTTCCAAGCACCTGGATTGAGTGATCAATATGTGATTACAGAAGCATCAGGAATTTCTTCAATTGCTTTCCAAGGAACCAATACAGTTCCACTTGGACCTGATGTTGGAATATCAAGTTTCCCTAAAGGTGGAATTATTGTTTCTGTTGGTTCAGATGCTGGACTTGGGTATCAACCATTAATTTCTGCTGGTGGTACTGCTATTGTTTCTGGATTGGGAACAATCTCATCTATTAGTATAGGGAATAGTGGTTCTGGATATAGAGCGGGAATTCAAACTGTAGTCAATGTTGGTGTTGGCACTTCCAGTACAGGAACTGGCAATATTGAGTTTATTGGAACTGCTGCAATAAGTGGTGGAAATATTGTAAGTGTTGCAATCACAAATCCAGGATCAGGATATACTTCTACAAATCAACCATTTGTCATCTTTGATGCTCCATTGAGTTATTCAAATATTCCTCTACAATATTCAGCATCTAGTATTGTTGGTGTGGGAACCAATGCTGTAATTGATATTGTTGTTGGACAAGGATCTAGCGTTATTGATTTTACAATCAAAAATACAGGATATGGATTTGGTAATGGTGAAATTTTAACAATACCTTCAGGTGGACTGACAGGAATTCCAACTACTTCATCTTTTGCACCATCCAATGAATTCCAAATTACTATTGATGGGATATTCAATGATGAATTTACTGGATGGTCTGTTGGTCAACTCCAAGTTTTGGATAATATTCAAAATTTCATTGATGGAACTAGAAGAAATTTCCCACTATCCTTAGCGGGAAATACTGTTTCTATTGTTGCTGGAAAAGGATCTAAAATTAATGTTCAAGATGTTCTTCTTATATTTGTAAATGACATACTTCAAGTTCCAGGTAAAGCATACACATTCAATGGTGGAAGTATTATTACATTTACGGAATCTTTGAGAATTGGTGACAATGTTAATATTATATTCTACAAAGGAACTGGTGATACTGATGTTGTCTTTAGGAATATAATTGAAACCGTTAAGAAGGGAGATACTCTTCAAATTAAACATGATTCTACAATTGGTCAAGCACGATCCTTAGATGAAGATGAAAGAATCGTTGATGAAGTTAAATCTACGGATATAGTCGGAACAAATTCATACCCTGGTCCCGGAAATACAGATGATGTGACTTTAGAAAGACCTGTTATTTGGTGTAGACAGACTGAAGATGTATTCGTCAATCAAGTTCCTATTGGTAAAGATAGAGAACTTTATGAACCAGCAATCAATCCAAGTGCATACCTTATCAAATCTGTAGGTGTTGGGTCAACAGCAATTTATGTTGATAACTTGAGACCTATCTTCAACTCTCAAAATGAAAATGATACTGATCTTACATTCCAAAATAAAATTAAATTTGTAAGTCAAGAAAACAAGTCTGGTGCTGCAGCTACTGCAGTTGTTTCTGGATTTGGTACAATATCTTCCATTTCAATTATAGAAAGTGGATCTGGATATGATTCCACACCAGTAGTCACTATTGGTAACATATCTCAATCAGTTGGTTTGGGCACAACTGCGACTGCCACTGCCACCATAACAGATGGTGAAGTTACTTCTATTATTTTAACAAATGTTGGAACTGGATACACTACTAGCAATCCTCCGAGTGTATTGATTGAACCTCATACATATTCTCAGGAAATATGTAGTGTTGATTCTTACACTGGTGATTCTGGAGTTATTGTTGGATTTGGAACCACAACAATTAGTGGAATTGATGAGGTAATTGTAGATCTTCATATTCCGTATGAGTCTTTCCTTAGAGATACTGATTTAGTTGGAACTGCGGTTACTTTAAGTTCTATATCTGTTAACGATTACTTCACTATCTTCAATTCAAATGCTAGTGTCGCAGGAAATCCAACAATTGCAACATTTGATACTGAAGCAACTACTCAAGTAGGATTAGCAACTCACTTTATTGACACAGTGCATCAAGCAAAACGAGTTGAAGTTGTTTCTAGAAATGTTGGTGGAATTTCAACAAATGTCTTAAGAGTCAATTCTGTTATAACTGGTATTGGAACTATTAACTTTAGTGTTAATACAGTTACTATGGATAATGTAACAGTAACAATGGATGCATCTGGAAGTTCTCTTACATATTCTGGTGGTATAACAACTTCAAATTACTTTGGAGAGTTCTCTTGGGGTAAAATTAATATTGCTGCAAGATCAAAGAATAATTCTTATTCTGCAGAAACTTTGAAAGGAATTGTTGGAATTTCCACTTCTGACAGTTTGGTAAGAGATAACTCTCTTAAATTTAAGAATTACTCGGTATAAATATTTTTAAACCCAAGGAATATGGCAATACAGGGAATAGGGACGGGTTCATCTCCAAATGACGGCACAGGTGATAATTTAAGAGCCGCTGGTGGAAAAATTAATGACAATTTTTCTGAATTATACGAATATTTTGGAGACGGAACCACTCTGTCTCGTGGTACTTGGGATATAGTTAGTTCTGGTATCAGCACTCTTTCTAGTGTTGGTATCGGAACCACTAATCCTAGATTTGCTCTTGAAGTAGGTGCTGTAGGTGCTTCAGGGACCTCTTTATATGTTAATGGTGATGCCAGAGTTACTGGTATATTAACAGTTGGATCTAGTTCTGTTACTTTAAATGGATCTACAAATGAAATTACTGTTGGTACTGGCATTACTATAAGTGGTAATACTGGAATAATTTCTGCTACTCAAGTAACTATTGCTGGAGAAACTCTAACAGGAGCAGGTGTTACTTCACTTGTTGCTGGTTCAAATATTACTTTATCTGGAAGCACTGGACAAGTAACAATTAGTTCTTCTGGTAGTGGTGGTGGTGCAGGTGCTGGTGGAACATGGGCTAACTACGATAGTAATGCTGGAGTTAGCACCACAAAGAAAGTCAAGATTGAAAATAATTTAGAAGTTACTGGTGTAACAACATCAACTGGTGGATTTGTTGGTGCTTTGACTGGTAATGCCAGTGGATTAACTGGAACACCCGATATTAATGTTAGAAATATAACAGGTGTTGCTGCAACATTCACTGGCGTTCTCACATATGAAGATGTAACTAATATTGACTCTATAGGACTTGTTACTGCAAGATCTGGAATTAATGTAGTTGGTGGTGGTATAACAGTTGGTGGTGGCATAACTGCAACTGGTGGAGTTCAAATTGGAGCTGGACAATCTTTTGGTGCTAATGGACCAACAGCAGTCTATTATGGTGACGGATCAAACCTCACTGGAGTTTCAGGTGGTAGTGGTATTACAACCGCCAATATAAGTGCTGACACTTTAGAAGTTTCGGGTGTTTCTACATTTACTGGAAATACTATAACTAATGGTCGAGTTAGTATTGGCGCTGCAAGTGCTGGAAGTGCAAATTTAGCAATTGTTAATACTAATAGTGCATCATTTTCTATTGGTCAAAATGTAGATGGATCTGGTGCTAATCATCTTGGAATATATTACGGTACTGGTTTTGGATCACCAGCTGGAGCAGATATATTCACCTCCAATGGTAATATGAGTTTCTGGGTTGATGGTGCTGGTGGTGGGGCCGGTAATTCAGAACTTGAATTTGGAAACGCTTTTGGTGCTAGTGGTGGTGCTGGTGGTGCCACCTGGATCTCCATGTCTTCTAGTGGTCTTAGTGTATCTGGTATTGTGACTGCCAGAACTGGTGCTGCTGTTACTTATTACGGTGACGCATCTTACATAACGGCAGGAAAGTGGGTTTTAGGTGCCAATGGAATAACAGATTACACATTTACTGGACCTGGATTCAGTGGTGCTACTAATGATCCAGTCCTATACCTCGCAAGAGGGCAGACCTATGAGTTTGTAAATACAATGAATGCTCATCCATTCCAGATTAGAGCATCGAATGGTGGTAGTGCTTATAATACTGGTGTCACTAATAATGGCACACAAAATGGAACAGTGAGATTTGAAATTCCTATGGATGCTCCAAATACATTATATTATCAGTGTACATCACACGCGGCAATGGGTAACACAATTAACGTTTATCCTACTACCTAAAATCTTTAATAAATAATAAAAAGTCCTAATAAAATGGCCGCAATTATAACTGATCAGATTAGAATATTAAATGCAAAGAATTTTGTTGCTGGCATTTCTAACGCTGGCGATTCGTATTATTCTTTTATTGGACTAACTAACCCAGCAGATTATCAATCTGATTGGGATGTAGATCCACCATCACCAAAGGATAATTTTGATCAAGAGAATGATTATTGGGATACAATGGTTGCTCTGAAAAAAATTAATACTGCTGATGTAAGGCAGGTTGTACCAAAACTTGTTTGGTCTTCAGGTACTGCTTATGACATGTATCGCCATGATTATAGCAGAACAAATACTGCTGCAGTTTCTGGTTCTACTTCATTATATCTTGCAAATTATTTTGTAATGAATAGTGATTTTAGAGTTTATATCTGTCTTCATAATGGTATTAGTCCAGACAATCCATCTGGAAAACCATCATTAGATGAACCAACCTTTACAGATCTAGAACCAAGATCTGCAGGAACTAGTGGGGATGAATATATTTGGAAATATTTGTTTAGTATCAAACCAAGTGATGTTGCAAAATTTGAGTCTACAGATTATTTGCCAGTGCCAAGTGATTGGGAAACATCTACTGACAATGCAGCTGTTAGAGATAACTCTGTTGATGGATCTATTAAAATTGCAACTATTACTAATAGAGGAGTTGGTTTAGGTACAGCAAACTCAACATATACTCGTGTTCCAATTTCTGGAGATGGTTCTGGCGCAGAATGTACTATTACTATTGATGGAAACCAACAAGTAAGTGGAGTAACAATTTCAAATCAGGGATCTGGTTATACATATGCAAATATTGATTTAGTTTCTGGTGGAGTTCCTACAGGTACAACTAGACCATCCTTTGATGTGATAATATCTCCTCAAGGTGGGCATGGAGCAGATATTTATAGGGAATTGGGAGCATATAATGTTCTTATGTATTCTAGAATTGAAAATGATAATAATAATCCAGATTTTATAACTGGAAATCAAATTGCAAGAGTTGGTGTAGTAAAAAATCCACAGCAACTTGGATCTTCTGATGTCCTCACTTCGGACAAAGCAAGTGCTCTTTATGCACTGAAACTAGTTGGTTCTGGATATAGTACTGCAACATTTACTGGAGATGCTTATTTTACTCAATTAGTTTCAACAGGATCAACAGCTGTTGGTAGAGTAGTAAGTTATGATCAAAATACTGGCGTTCTTAAGTATTGGCAAGATAGATCTCTTGCAGGATTTTCCACAGTTGGAATCGCACAAACTCAACCGACATATGGATTTGATCTGACAGAATTTACATCTTCTCCCGGAACCGGTGGATCGTTAGTTATTACACCATCTACGGGTGTCAATTTATCTATTGATGAAAATTTTACAGGTATATCTACTGTAATAAATAATCGTACATACTATCTTGGTCAAACCTTTACAAGTGGTGTTGCCAGTCCAGAGGTTAAAAAACACTCTGGTAATATAATTTACGTTGACAACAGACCATCTATAACAAGATCGTCAAACCAAAAGGAAGACATAAAAGTTATTTTGCAGTTCTAAAGAATTATGCCCCAACAAACGAACCTCAACGTAGCTCCCTACTTTGACGATTTTGATTCTACAAACGATTACCATAAAATATTATTTAAACCCGGATATCCAGTACAGGCTAGAGAGTTAACTTCTCTCCAGTCTATACTGCAAGATCAAGTTGAAAAATTTGGACAACACTTTTTTAAAGAAGGTGCTAAAGTAATTCCAGGAAATACTGCATATAACAGAATATATTATTGCATCCAATTAGAAAATGCATTTCAAGGTGTTCCTGTATCTGCATATGTAGATCAGTTAATTGGCACAAAGATAACAGGACAAAGATCTGGAGTAACTGCTTTTGTTGATAGCGTCCTTTTACCAGAAGATTCCGAAAATAATACTCTCACTCTTTATATAAATTATCTTTCTTCTAGCACAGGAAATAACTCAACTCAAAGTTTCTTTGATGGAGAACAACTTTTATCCAATGAAGTAATAACATCTGGACTTCTTGGAAACACTACTATTTCTGCTGGATCACCTTTTGCATCGACAATAGAAAGCAATTCATCCGAAACAGGATCTGCATTTCAAATTGATGAAGGTGTGTATTTTGTAAGAGGAAATTTTGTTAATGTATCCAGAGAAACCTTAATTCTCGATCAGTATTCAAATAGTCCGAGTTATAGAATTGGTCTTTACGTCAACGAAGAAATTATAACTGCCGATTTAGATGAAAGTCTTAACGACAATTCTCAAGGATATAGCAATTACGCAGCACCTGGAGCAGATAGATTAAAAATTAGTGTAAGTTTATTCAAAAAAGCACTTGATGATTTTAATGATGATAATTTTATTTTACTTGCAACTGTAATCAATGGTACTATTCAAGAGAAACCCAGAAAATCTCTTTTTGGTGGCAGTGTAGGATTTAATGATGTAACAGACACACTTGCAAGAAGAACCTTTGATGAATCTGGCAATTATTATATAAAATCTTTTGATCTTAGTGTTGTAGAATCTCTAAACAATAATGTTGGTAATGGTGGCATATTTAACTCTGGGCAATTTACTCCTGGAGGTGTAACTCCAACAGATGATTTAATATTATATAAAATTTCTCCCGGAAAAGCATACGTTAAAGGATATGAAATTGAAACCTCTAGTTCCGTATATCTTGATGTAAACAAACCAAGAACAACTAGAACTATTAAAGGGCAAAGCGTAATTTATAACACTGGTCCGACATTACAAATAAATCGAGTACATAGATCTCCCATAATTGGACTTGGAAATACTTATTTCGTAAGTTTGAGAGATCAAAGAGTTGGGAATAATTCAGAAACTCTTCCAGGAAATGAAATTGGAGTTGCAAGAGTATATGACTTCAAATTAGAATCTGGATCATATAGCACATCTAATGCAAATGAGAATGAGTGGAACCTTGCTCTTTATGATGTTCAAACAATTACAGATATTGCATTAAATCAGGCACATACTTTATCGATTCCTACCTTTGTCAAAGGTGATAATAGTGGAGCTACAGGTTTCTTAAGACATTCAGTTTCTGCTGGTACAGCAATTACGGTCTATGAGACCAGTGGATCTTTTGTGCCAAATGAAAAACTTACTTTTAATGGAATTGCAGATGGTAGAATTGCAATTGCTATTACTGAACATGGTATTTCTGATGCCAAATCCATATATGGTACAAATAGTGGAGTAATTGGAATTAATACTTTCAGTGCAGACGTAATTCAATCCGATAAATTTGCGATTGGTATTGCTACTGTCAGTCCTTTATCTGGTGGAATTAGCACTATTAAAAGTTCTAATCCAAATTTCCCAGGAAATATTGTAAAAGAAAATGATTTAATTAAATATAGCGATACAACTCCAGGATTGAACGGAGATCCAATTATTGCTAGAGTAACTAATGTAGGAACTACTGATATTTCAGTTGAGGGTGTTAGCGCAGTTTCTGGAATTTCAAGTGGATTTTTACCAGCATCAACTTTAAGTATAACTGATCTAACAGTTCTCACTACTCAATTAGCACCATCTTCCAGCAATTCTCTATTCACTCCACTACCTAAAGTTAATGTTTCTAATATAGATCTTTCTGATGCATCTTTAGTCATTCGCAAAAGTTTTACAGTAAACATTGTTAGTAATGAATTATCAGCACAAGTAGTGGCTGATAATAATGAAACATTTTTACCATTTGATACGGAAAGATATCTTTTAGTAAGATCTGATGGGTCTACAGAAGCATTAAGTGGTGATAAATTTGATATTTCACCAAATGGATCTACTTTACAAATTCGCAATTTAGGTACGGATAATACTGGTGCCACTTTAATTGCAACACTTAGAAAGGTAAAACCAAAGGCAAAAGAAAAAATTAAAAATAAAGTCAACTCTATTATTATAAACAAGTCAAAACTTGCCGGTTCCGGAATTGGGGAAACAACTTTAAATAATGGATTGACTTACGGAAATTATCCGTTTGGAGTAAGAGTTGAGGATGAAGTAATTTCATTAAATACTCCAGATATTATTGAAATCCATGGAGTATTTGAATCATCAGATACTTCTTCACCATCTTGTCCTCAAGTTGTTTTACAATTAATTAATACAATTTCTACAACAACATCAGAATTTTTAATCGGAGAAAAATTTGTTGGACAGACAAGTGGTGCTGTTGCTATAGTTGCAGAAAAATTAAACGATTCAAGTATATCATTTCTTTATAAGAATGAGATTGCATTTGTAGAAGGAGAAAATGTAGAGTTTGAAGAATCAAACTCTACTGCGTTAGTATCTTCTCTGTCTGCCCCCAGTTTTAATATTTCCTCCAATTATACATTTAAAACAGGACAGGAAATTACTTTCTATGATCATGGAAGAATTAAGAGAAAAAATGATTCTTCTTCCCCATCAAAACAAATTAAAATTTACTTCTCAAGTGCATCATATTCTAGTACAGATGACGGAGACATAACAACTGTTAATTCGTATAGACAATTTGATTATGCAAGTGAAATTAGAAAAGTAAATATTTTTAGAGACTCCGATATTATTGATATTAGACCTAGAGTTTCTAATTATGAAGTGTCCGAAAGTTCAAGATCCCCACTTGAATTTTTTGGAAGATCATTCGATGGATCTGGACAATCTGCAGCAAATCCGTTAGCTTCTGATGAAGTTGTTCTAGCTGATATTTCTTACTATCAAGGAAGAATTGATAGAGTGTTCTTATCAAAGAGTGGAAAATTTCAAGTTGTTTATGGAACACCATCAGATAACCCACAAAAACCTGATCCAGTTGATGATGCACTTGAAATTTGTAGAATAGAACTTCCAGCATATCTTGCCAATGTAAAGGATGCAAAACTTTCATTCTTGCAGCATAAAAGATATAAGATGCAAGATATCAAGGAACTTGAGAATAGAATCAAGAGTCTTGAATATTATACAACTCTATCTCTTTTGGAGAAAGAAACGGCAAATCTGTTTATTTCGGACGATGAAGGTTTGAATAGATTTAAGTCTGGATTTTTTGTAGACAACTTTAATGACTTTTTAGCACAAGAAGATTCTTTTAAACTCAATAATTCTATTGATAGAAAATATAATGAATTGAGACCAAGACATTATACCAACTCTGTTGATATGATTTTCGGTCCTGTTGTAGGTACAGATCCAACAATTGATTTAAATTTCTCTACAGTAGAAGGAACCAATATCAGAAAGCAAAGTGATATTGTAACACTTGATTATGCTGAAGTTGAATACATCAAACAAAATTTTGCTACAAGAACTGAAAGTGTAACTCCATTCTTGATTAGTTTTTGGAGTGGAACATTAGAATTGACTCCAGCAAGTGACAACTGGGTTGACACTGCAAGATTGGATGCAAAAATTATTGATGTTGAAGGTGATTATGCATCAACTTTTGGAAGAATGGTGGAAAATGGAACTATTGACCCTCAAACTGGGTTTGGTCCTATATTATGGAATTCATGGGAAACTAATTGGGTCGGTATTGAAGTTGTTGAATCTACAAGACAACGAGTTATTCAAAATACTCCTAACACTATTATCCGGGGATCTGGAAATTCAATAAGTTGGTCAAGTAGAACTGTTATTGATAATGTTGTTCTGGAAGATCTTGAAACATCAATAGAATTTGGAACTAACGATAGAACTGGAACGAGAACTATTGTAACAGAACAATTTGATCGAGAATCAGTCGGTGATAGAGTTGTAAGCAGAGATCTTATTCCATTCATGAGATCCAGAAATATTGAATTTGTTGCTAAAAAAATAAAACCACTTACTCAAATATATCCATTTTTTGATGGAGTTGATATTTCCAAATATTGCACTCCAAAATTAATTGAGATTACAATGGAATCTGGAGTTTTTGAAGTTGGAGAAACTGTAGTTGGAAATAGTCCTGTTGTTGGTGATATTGGTTCAAATTCTCTTCCATCTGCTCCGTTTATTCGATTTAGAGTTGCACAATCTAATCATAAGGAAGGACCATATGATTCAGCAACAAAAACTTACCGCAAAAATCCATACAATAGTCAAGATTTATCCTCCGCATATTCTTCAACATCAACTATCTTAAATGTTGATACATTCTCAATTTCTAATGAGACTCAGGGTGAGTATTATGGTTGGATTATGGCGGGAATGACATTTCGTGGGCAGACAAGTGGTGCAATTGCAAAAGTATCAACTATAAGATTTGTCTCCGATATATCGGCTAGTTTAATTGGTAGTTTCTATATTCCAGATCCAAATAATATAAGTTTCCCTAGATTTGAAACTGGAAGTAAAGTATTTACTTTGACTGATGATATTGATAATAATCAGGATCAGGCTGTTACTATTGCAGAAGAAGGATTTGCATCTACAGGAACTTTAGAAACAGTTCAAGAAAATATTGTTTCTGTTAGAAATGCAAGAGTTGAAGATCAAGAGCAGTTCCAAAGTGAAGATACCACTAGAAATCTTGGAACAGAAGTTGTTAACACTACAGTTATTGGTCAAAGATCAAGAACTCAAACAATTGGAACCAGATTTAATCGCCCACCAGATCCACCACCACGTAGATGGGGTGGTGGTCGTGACCCGCTTTCACAATCATTTATAATTGAAGATTCTACAGGAGTATTCTTAACTAGTTGTGATGTCTTCTTTAGATCAAAAGATGATATGGATATTCCTGTCATCATGCAAATCAGAACAATTGAAAATGGGATTCCTTCCACTAAAGTTCTTCCATTCTCAGAAATAGTTTTAGATCCAGATGAAGTTCAAACTTCATCTGACGGGTCTGTTGCAACTAATATACAATTTAAGTCTCCTGTCTATGTCGAAGGTGGAATTGAATATGCAGTAACTTTATTATCAAACTCTACTAAGTATAGTGTTTATATTTCAAGAGTTGGTGAGAATGACATCATAACTGATACTTTTATTTCAAATCAGCCATATCTTGGATCACTCTTTAAGTCTCAAAACGGATCTACATGGGAACCAAGTCAATGGGAAGATCTTAAATTTACACTTTATAGAGCAGATTTTATTGATAATGGAACTGTAGAATTCTACAGTCCAGAACTTACAAGAGGAAATGGACAAATTCCAAATCTTCTTCCAGATTCAATTATTATGAACTCTAGACAAATTAGAGTTGGTCTTGGCACAACAGTTGCAGATTCTGGATATGAACTTGGAAATACTTTCTCTCAATTAGGAACAAATGCAACCGGAAATTATGTGGGATCTGCAGCATCTGCTGTTGGAAACCTTTCTATAAGTAATGCTGGTATTGGATATACTCCTGCTGATGGAAGTCTCACATTCAGTGGTGTAAATCTTATCACTCTTACCGGAAATGGAAGAGGTGCCACCGCAGATATTACTATCGCAAATGGTACTATAGTTTCTAGTGGAGCAACTATTTCTAATAATGGTGGATCAGGTTATCAAGTTGGTGACGTTCTTGGAATTTCTACAATAGGAATAGCAACAATTGGAACAAATGCAAGACTTACCGTTGCTGGCATTGGACAAACTAACGAATTGATTTTCAATTCTGTTCAAGGTGAATTTGTTGTTGGTTCTGCTAATACTATAATGTATACTAACAGCGCAGGAATTACAACAGAGCTTAACTATGGACTTCCTGGAGGAGTTGGTGGAGATGTTCAATTATCAACAATAAATGTTGATAATGATGGAACACACTTTACAGTCAATCATCAAAATCATGGAATGTATTTTGAAGATAATGTAGTCAAAATATCTGGAGTGCTTCCTGATATTCGACCAACTAAACTAACTGCTGAATATACTTCTGGATCTACTGACGGAATTGTTGTTGGTGGTGCAACAACATTCTCATCTTTTGAAGGTGTTGGTGTTGGAACTACCAATGTTGGATATCTGTTAATTGGAGAAGAAATTATCCAATATACAAATGTTTCCGGAAACACGATTGGTGGTAGTATTGTTAGAGGATCTGATCCAAGATCGTATCCAGTTGGAACTCCAGTATTTAAATATGAAAACTCTGGTATTAATCTCCAAAGAATTAATAGATCTCATAGTTTAAATGATGTTACTCATTTAGATCCATTTACTTTTGATTCTTATAAAGTTAAAGTTGATATGAGTGCAACTACAGGAACTGATAGAAGTACTGATGTTGGATATCCAAAACTTTATATTGGACAAACAAAGTCCACTGGTGGGAGAAACATAAGGGCTACTCAAAATATGCCATTTGAAATTATTACTCCACAGGTTCAAAATCTTACAGTTACTGGAACAAATATTACTGCTCAAGTAAGAACAACCACCAGTAAGAGTTTTAGTGGAAATGAAATTCCATTCATTGATTCCGGATTTGAAGACATTACAATCAATCAAAAAAATTATTTTGATACTCCAAGGATGATTGCATCTAAGGTAAATGAAGATTTGAAATTGACTAACGTTGAGGGCAACAAATCAATGCAGATGAGTCTTGCATTGAATACTACGGATTCTCGTTTAAGTCCCGTTATTGACTCTCAAAGAGTGAATATGATTACTACTTCCAATAGAATTAATAATATTATTACAAATTATGCAACTGATTCTAGAGTCAATGTTATCGATTTAGATCCTACAGCATGTCAATACGTATCAAAGGAAATTGTTCTTGAAAATTCTGCATCATCAATTAAAATTATATTATCTGCACATATTGGTGATGATGCTGATATTAGAGCACTATATTCTGTAAACAATAAAATTGGTCTTGACCCAATCTTCACTCCATTCCCTGGATATTCAAACTTGAATTCTAGAGGACAAGTTATTTCTCCAGAAAATAATAATGGAGAATCAGATTCTTTTATTACAAAATCAATTGCTCGTTCATTTGATAGTGAAAAACTTGATTATAGAGAGTATACATTTACAGTCGATCAACTTCCAGCATTTAGAACATATAGAGTGAAAATCTCATTAGAATCTAATAGTCAGTGCTTTGTTCCTAGGATTAAAGATCTTAGGGTAATTTCTTTAGCATAATGGATTTTTATGGATTAGATGGGCATAAGGATCTTGCAAGAGATCCTTCTACAAATGCGGTGATAAATGTGAATAGTCTTGAATATCAACAATATCTTTCAAGACTTGAAGTTAAATCTAAAAAGAATGATAAGATACAAAATATTGAAGAAAATTTTGCTAACATGCAAGATGAACTGAATGAAATCAAATCTCTATTAAAGGAGTTATTAAATGGATCCCGATAGCATAGAACTAAGTAATCTATCAAAACAATTTGCTTACACTAAAGTGGCATCAGAGATAGATAGTTGCAATGATCATGACGAATTAAAGAATATTGCAAAGTCCTTTTGCAAACTTTATTATAAGCAACAAGAAACAATGAAACTAATAGGAATAGTAGATGGCAACTAAAAACATTACTTTTGATCCTGATTCAGGAGTTCCTTATGGAATGAATTTAACCATGTATGGTGGAGCAGATTTTTCTGCGGATTTAAATGTTCTTAGTACATCAAATACTGCGTTTGATTTGACTGATTATTCTGGGTCTGCAGCAATATCAAAAAGTGTTGCGGTTGGAGCTACTTTAGGAATAACTAGTTCGTTAACAGTTGGATTTACCAGCGCATATGATGGCAAAATTAAATTGTCGCTAAGTGCAGTAAATACTAGAGGAACTGCGGAAGGAAGATATATGTTTGATGTATTGGTAAGTAAAGGTTCTACAACCTATGCTCTTGCGAGTGGCAACGTAATGGTAATCAATCCAGTTTCTTCAGCACCCTAAATACATTTAGGAAACTTGTGAATATATGGCACAACCAGCAAGTAGATCAGATTTAATTAATTACTGCAAAAGGCAATTAGGGGCTCCGGTCCTTGAAATTAATGTTGCCGATGAGCAAGTAGATGATCTTGTAGATGATGCTCTACAATATTTTCACGAAAGACATTTTGATGGAGTAGTACAGACATATTTAAAATATAAGATAACTCAAGAAGATATTGACAGGGGAAGGGGAACAAATTCAGCAGGTGTCGTAACAACAACAGCAGATACAACTATTGTTGGAACAGCAACAACATTTAGTTATACTGAGAATAGTAATTATATTCAGGTTCCTCCTTCAGTAATTGGTGTCAACAAAATTTTTAGATTTGATAGCAGCACAATATCGGGAGGAATGTTTAGTCTAAAATATCAATTGTTCTTGAATGATATATACTTCTTCAGTTCGATGGAGATGTTGACATATGCAATGACAAAAACAACTCTTGCTGATATTGATTTTTTATTGAATACAGAAAGTCAAATTAGATTTAATCAGAGACAAGATAGATTATATCTGGATATAGATTGGGGTAGTATCGCAAAAGATGAATATATTATTTTAGATTGTTGGAGACTTTTAGATCCAAATGATTTTACAAGAGTTTATAATGATTCATTCTTAAAAAGATATTTGACAGCATTAATTAAAAGGCAATGGGGGCAAAACTTAATTAAATTCCAAGGAGTAAAATTGCCTGGTGGTATAGAACTTAATGGAAGACAGATATATGATGATGCTCAAAGAGATTTAGAAATAATCAGAGAGCAGATGTCAAACACATACGAACTTCCACCACTTGATATGATAGGCTGATGGTATTAAATCCCTTTTTCTCTCAAGGAACATCTTCTGAGCAAAATCTTGTTCAAGATTTAATAAATGAGCAACTTAGAACTTATGGGGTAGATATTTTTTATCTACCTAGAAAGTATCTATCAGAAAATACCATAATAAGAGAGGTTGTTCAGTCAAAATTTGATATGGCACTGCCCTTAGAGGCATACATTGATAATTATGACCAATACTCCGGAGCGGGTAATTTATTGTCAAAATTTGGTATCGAATCTAAAGACGAAGTAAGACTTATAATATCAAGAGAACGATTTGAAAATTATATAACACCATTAATTCAAGATCAAGAAAATATAAAATTATCAACTAGACCAAAGAGTGGAGACCTTATTTGGTTCCCTCTTGACGATAGGATCTATGAGATCAAAGATATTGAATATGCAAAACCATATTATCAGTTACAAAATCTCTACGTTTATGAATTATATTGCGAACTCTTTCAGTTGGAAGATGAGATTATTTCAACTGGAATTGAAGATATTGACAATAATCTCATTGGTGAAAATTATGATGGATCAACTGATGATGGAATTAATACTATTCAAGGACCAACTCAAAAACTCACTTTAGTTGGTACTGGAGTAACTGCAACTGCAACTGCTAGTATACTCAACGGAGGAGTTAGATTCTTCACAATTACGAATAGGGGTGGTGGATACAGTAGCGTGCCCACAGTGGGCGTCACATCCGCTCCAGCGGGCGGTAAAACAGCAATTGGTATCGCCACTATGATTGGTGGTATTAACGTCTGCAACCTCAATGCAAATCCAAAATTGCAATCAGTTCAAGCAGTTAATGTTGCAAATTCAGGTGTTGGATATACTGTAGCACCTGGAGTAAAATTTTCTGGAGGAGGCGGGGTTGGAGCAGCTGCTACAACTACAATTGGAGATGGTGTTGTAGGTGTTGTGACATTAACAACAGGTGGTTCTGGATATATTGACAATCCAACAATTAGTTTTACAAATCAAATATTTACGACAGGAGTTACTACAGTTTCTGCTGCAGCAACTGCCATAGTCAGTGCTGCTGGAACTATATCTAATATTTACATTACAAATGCTGGTCTTGGATACTCTGTAGCACCAACTATTGTTATTGGTGATGCTGAAAGTAATGGTTCTGGTACATTTGTGTTTAATGAAATTATCACTGGTTCTTCTAGTGGAACTACAGCAAGAGTTAGAACATGGGATACATCCACTAATACACTCATAGTTGCAACAGTTGCAGGAGAGTTTACTAAAGGTGAAACTTTAGTAGGTGCAACTTCTGGGGCATCATATCAATTACGTATCGTCGATGTTCAACCAGCAGATGATGGGTTTGCTGACAATATTAACATTGAAGCAGAAGCAGATAATATTATCGACTTTAGTGAGCAGAACCCATTTGGAATGCCCTAAATAAAAATATCTTATACTTGAGATATTGTAGGATTAACAATGTTTGAATATTTTTACAACGAAATATTGAGGAGAACCATTATATCTTTTGGTACGCTTTTCAATGATATTAGCATTAAGCATGAAGACTCCTCAGATAACGTTGTAAGCGTTGTAAAAGTTCCTTTGGCATATGGACCTACCCAAAAGTTTTTAGCAAGACTAGAGCAGTCTCCAGACCTCAATAAACCCTTTGCAATTACTTTGCCAAGGATGTCTTTCGAGTTTACTGGATTGACTTATGATCCATCAAGGAAAGTATCCACAACTCAAAAGTTTACAGTCAAAGATCCAAATGATGGAACTGAGACGAAGAAGGCATATATGCCAGTTCCATATAATATGCAGTTTGAACTATCTGTCATGGCAAAATTAAATGATGATGCATTGCAAATTGTAGAACAGATCTTACCATACTTTCAACCAGCATATAACCTTTCAGTAGAGTTGGTTGAATCCATTAAAGAAAAAAGAGATGTTCCAATTGTCTTGGAAAATATCACTATGCAAGATGATTATGAAGGAGACTTCACTTCCAGAAGAGTTCTTCTTTATACATTTAGATTTACTGCAAAAACATATCTATTTGGTCCTGCATCTTCTGCAACCAAGGATATCATCAAGAAGTCTACTATCAGTTATCTTACTGGAACAGATACTTCAAATACAACAAGAGAAATTTCATATTCCTCAACTCCAAGAGCAATCAAAAATTATACTGGAGATGCAGCAACTACTCTTACTGCAGACATAACCACATCTGTAAAAACATTTGAGGTTGCAGATGGTTCTACTTTAACTAGAGGAACTTATATTGATATTGATGGAGAGGAGATGTTCATCAAATCAATTAGTGGAAATAAAATTACAGTCAATCGTGGACAAGATGGAAGTACTATTTCAACTCATTTGGGTGGAACAGAAATTCATAAAATTGATGCTGCAGATAATGCTTTGGTTGAGGCTGGAGATGACTTTGGATTTAGTGGTGGATTCTGATGATACCCATGACAAAAAAATTTGACGGACTGAACGAAACCTTCAACACAGACGATGATCTCATTCAACCGGAAGTGATAGAAAAAAAGGTTGAAAAGATAAAAGAAACTGTTGATGATGTAAAAAAAGATTATGATTATACAAGAGGAAATTTATATTCTATAATTGAAAAAGGACAAGAAGCAATAAACGGCATTCTCGAACTTGCTCAAGAAAGTGAAATGCCTAGAGCATATGAAGTTGCTGGACAATTAATTAAAAATGTAGCTGATGCTACTGATAAACTGATGGATCTTCAGAAAAAACTAAAAGATGTTGAAGAAGAAAAAACATCTAAAGGTCCATCTACTGTAAATAATGCTCTTTTTGTAGGGTCTACAGCAGAACTTGCAAAAATGTTAAAGGATGGACTGAAAGAAGATCCTAAATAACTTCGGGAGAGAAATCCCAAAGTAAAATAGTTACTAATAGAATGTCTAAAGAAGAATTGCCTTCTATTGATGATGAGATCATTAGTGATCTGCCATCAGTTGAAGATTTTATAACAGAAGAGAATGCAGAGGAACTCCCTTCTGTTGAAGAATATATCGAAAAAGAAGAAGAAGAAATCGTAGAGGAAGTAGATACTCCAGTAGACCTAACAGAAATTGTACGTCTTATAAATGACGTAAGAAAAGATATACCAGACATTCCAGAAGTCAAATATTATGATGCAGAGTTAGAAAAACTCTGTGAAATTGTAGATCAAGTAAGATCAGAAATACCAGAAATTAAATCATATGATTCTGAAATTGAAGCAATCTGCGGTGAGATAGATCTTGTAAAAGAAAATATTCAAGATTTGCCCGAAGTAAAATATTATGATGAACAGGTTACTTTAATTGAAGATAGAATTGATACTCTTCAAATAGAAGTAACAAATCTTCCAGAGGTCAAATATTATGATAAAGAGATTGAAGCAATCTGTGAGGCTATTGATGCTGTAAAGTCCCAGATTCCTAAGTTCCCTAAATGGGTAAATGAAGTAAATGAAGTTCCAGATTTTTCTTGGATTGGTAAAACATTTAGTGTAATTGATGATGATTTTATAAATGTAAATGATACTATCAATGAACTTAGAAATAAAGTAAATTTCAATTTAAATGAAATATCAGAAGATATTGATAAAAAATATTTTGAAAATTCTGTAAAAGTAGATGCAGAAGTTGCTAGTCTAAATGAAAAAGTAAATACTAGAATTGACGAAGAAAAAAATAAAATTTGGAAAGAACTTAGAGAATCTTCTCTTAAGATATGGGAATATCATAAAGAGTTTAAGGATGATGATAGAAAATTAAAAAAACAAGTTCTTGGAGAGTATAATAACCTCAAGAAAAATATTGACAAAGAACTTAAAGAAATTAATTATACCAGTGTAAAAACTGACGAATTACTTCTTAAGTACTTTACAGAATTAAAGGAAGAAATTTCAGAACTTCCTGAAGTTAAGTACTATGATAAAGATATTGATTATGTAAAATCTGACATCAAAGGTCTTTATAAAATTATTGAGGATATAAAATCTTCTCAAAATAAACTACAAGAAGAACAAAAACTTTTAGCAGAAACTAATGTTCCACTAGGTGAAGATCCTCCAGGAACAAAAAATTCAGATCCACTTACTCCACTTGATCAAAATTTTGTAACACTTGATCAACTACAACAGCATTATAAGAGATTTGTAGAGAGAGTACAATATCAACTCGGATCTATCGGTGGCGGCGGCGCAGGATTTATTAGAGATCTTGATGATGTGACCTTTGATGCTACAGATGGTCAGTTACTGATCTATAACTCATCTACATCAAAATGGGTTGGTATTGCCAGCACTGCAGTTGGTGGTGGAGATGCATCTACATTAGCAGAAAATACAACAGGA